GCTCTTCTTTCGGTAATACCCGTACCAGACTGGGCCAACGATGTAGCTCCCGCCATCAATACGATGGTAGCCACGGCATCCTATCCTATGTGGTTGGCTGCCTTCGATGTGGGCCTGCCGATCATGGCCTCTGCTATGGGCATACGTTTCTTTATTCGTCGCATTCCTGGGATCGGATAAATGGCGATTAAAACCTATTCAGGCCGCCCCGGTTCTGGGAAAAGTTACAACTCCGTCGCTAACGTCATCATTCCAGCCGTACAAGCTGGTCGTACTGTCGTTACCAATGTCGTTTTGGATAAAGCGGCAATATTCGCAGATTATCCTGACGCTAATATCATCACTTTCCCTTTCGGCCTCAATCATCAGGACGCACACAAGCATATAAGTCTTGGTCTCTATCCTGCTGGCTCTGTATATGTCATTGACGAAGGCGCAAAGCTTTTCCCTACTGGCTTGAAGGTCACGAACGTTGAAAGCTCACTCCTCACGTTTTTTACTGAGCACCGCCATTCGGTCGGATCGGACGGCTACTCCTCGGAGATTTTCGTTCTCTGTCAGGAAAACAGCCAGCTAGCCAAGTTTGTTAGAGACCTAGTCGACACTACTTACCATCACGTCAAGTTAGACAAGCATGGTCTTAAAAATAGTTTTCGTGTCGATATATATGATGGCTCGATCAATGGCGCTTCTTATCGTGGCCAGCCGCTGGAATCTAAAAACGGCACATACAAGCCGGAGATATTCAAGTATTACAAAAGCCACACCCAGAAAAGCGAGCTCGCCGATACTGCGTTAGAAGTCAGCCCAGATAAGCGCGGCACCGGCTTTACTATTTACAGAAACGCAATCCTTGGCTTGTTGGCGCTCTTTCCCTTGTCGTACTTCGGTTACCAGTCCGTTACCGGTCTATTTAGTAGCGGCCAAGTTTCTGAACCTGTTCCCCAGGTCAAAGAAACTTCTCAACCAGAATCACAAACTCCCCCTCTTAATCATCGTGATTCTTTACAAGTTACTGATAAGGGTCGCACCGATCCCCTGAACCTTTCACCCGACTGGCGTCTCTCTGGCGTTATTCAAAAGCGTGGGCGTGTTGTTGCTATCATCGAAAGCGATGACCGTTCACGCTTCCTCGATGCTGTCACGTCCTGCGATTATGATCGCGACCTTTCTGAGTGGTATTGCGTCCTCAACGGTCAGATTGTGGCGTCGTATACCGGCCCTGTCTGGTCGCCGGATGACTCCTCAGAGTTAAACCTTCCTTTCACTGATTAACAGGGGTAGGCCGCAGGCCGTAGGGGACCGCCCCTCACCAAGCTGGGTATGGGGCGCAGCACCCATGATTACCGGGCTATCCCCCTGCGCAATGCGAGCTTGCGACCATGCGCGGGGGTAGCCCACCCCCAGTAGTAATACGGGGGTAAACTTTCTGAGTCTCGATTCGCTTGGGCAGGAAACCACAGTAAAAAAATGTGGTTCTTGTTAATTTGGTATGGATCAGGTATAAAAAAACCGGCGTCATAGGGGTTGCAGCCCCTCAGCCGGTTATGAAACAACAGGACACATTATAATGGAAAACCCGACTACGACAATGGCGGCGTTTATTGATACGCTGACGTTCACCCTTCCCGCTGATTCTTCTGTTACTTCTTACTCTGTTGATGATGATTTCACGACCGAACTGACTATTGCGGCTCTTGATGCGTTTCTGCGTCCCGCCGGTCTCCAAGTCGGTACTTACTGCGGTGGCGGTAAGAATTTCTACCGTCGTGCATATTGGCTTGAATACTCCAGAGATAACGAGGTAATACCAGAACTGCCTGCCCTTTCCGCTCTTGGCTTTGTTGCTGTTGGCGGTAACTCAGACACAGCTTGCGTCTACCTCACTGGTTTTGCGTGCTCTTTTCTAAATATGTCCTCACTCATGCCTACTCTTCGTAAGCAACTAGAATCTTATAACGCACGTATAACGCGCTGTGATACTGCTCTCGACTGTCTCAATGGCGAATACACCGTCGACGACGCTGTGGAATGGTGGAATACAGACCGATTCACTACGAAAGGTGGAAAACCGACGAAATACACCTGTCATGGTGGATGGCTTCCAGGCCAAGAGAGTGAAAGAACGTTTGAAGTAGGTTCCAGACAGAGCACGAAATTTACCCGTATTTATGAAAAGGGCGCTCAACTCGGCGACCCTGATAGCCCGTGGGTTCGGTTCGAGATTGAATGGAAAAGCAGCAACGGCGCAGTGATACCCTATGAGATACTCGATAATCCCGGCGCCTATCTACGTGACGCTTACGATTGTTTCTCGTGGATACCCGCTGATCGGGAGCCAGCTGATGCTGTTAAGTATGCAAAACGATCAGAGTTAAAAATTGACGTTGATCACTTCAAAAAGCACTGTCGCACCCAATACGGAAAGCTCATTTCAACTCTATTGGGCCTCGGCATTCCAGCCGATCATTTACTTGCTGACCTGTCTCGTTCAGGAATCCCCGCTCGTTTAATTGTTCCTCCAGTTTTAACTCTGGACGAACGGCGAGATACTCCTCTGCCATTCTAGGGAAATGCGCCTCAATCCCATTAAATATAAATACAGATGCTAGATCGGACATCTTTATGTTGGTTCGCGCTGAAATATATCTCAGCGTTTCCACCATCTCACGTGCGATCTTTACATTTCTTCCTTCAAGTTCTGCCATAATTTTGTTGTCTAATTTGTTAATTTGTGAAATATTCCGTTTTGTTATCCCGAACAATCTACCAAAAAGGGGAAAATATGGAACTATTAGTTTTAGGCGTAACTCACCGCAAGGGCGTTTCTTATAAGAGCGTTGCAACCGGCAAACCTTATGAGATTTGCGTTTTGCAGTATCTCGTACCAGTAGAGCCAATGACTACTCAAAACTCGCAGTTTACTGGTCACGGTCTCGAAGTCCGCGAAATCCAATGCGAACCTTCAACACTCAATCAGTTCGCAAATCATCAATTTCCTAAAAAGCTGAACATCGACATTCGCAACGATCCGCGCAATTTGTCTAAAACCGTTGCTTTTGGAATCTTGAAGTGACATCCGTTTTCGTTGCCTGTCCCGGCGATCTCTCGTTCTCTGATATTGGCGGGAGGGTTGCGACCTGTTCCACTGATTGGACGGTTCACACTGCATCCGAAATTATAAATTTGGGTGTTAATAGTTCACTACCAACACCGGAATCGCTGATTCTTGCCTTTGGTGCCGGTGTTGCTGTGATGGTGCCCCTTTATGGGGTGCTTTGGGGGATTCGCGCCGCGCGTGAATCTATAAATAAATCGTAATGGGGTATTCATTATGGATTGGGCTGCAATTGGCGCGACTATCGACTACGCGGACATTCTCACCTTCATGGGTGTGGCTGTAACTGCTGGCTTCGGTGTACGTCTCGCACTGAAAGGCGTGCAATACGCTAAAAGCGCTTTCTCAAAAGCGTAAAACTCACGGGGCTTCGGCCCCGTTTTTATTATTCTTAACTCCGGTGTCATATGGATATCTACTACCACTTCGCAATGTTCTGTTTCGGCATGCTCTTCTGTCGCGATCTCTTCCGGGCGTTCTGATATGCGGTATTTTCTTCCTTCGCTTTTACTTACCGTTGCGCTTCTATCTTTATCAGAACTCGCCAATGCCTCGGGTGATTCTGACTTCTGTCCGGGCGGATATACTAACGCCAGCGAATTTACCGAACGCGCCCACGTATATGATAATCAGTGCTCCAGTGAAAGTTACGTTTGCGATGTAATAAGTCAGTTCACAACCGCGACCGGTGCTGAATATGTACAGTTTATTCGTGTAGACGCCGATGACTGTTTACCAGAGCCTCCGGACGATCCGGGTCCTGATGACCCGCAGCAGTGTCCAACAGGCCAGATATTTGACGAACTCACCGGCTCATGTCTCGACGACTGCAACGGCTTCCCCTGCGATTATCCACCAGATGACGATTCAGGTGGCGATGATTCTGGCGGCGATGGTTCTGGCGGCGGTGGTTCAGGCGGCGGTGGTTCAGGCGGCGGTGGTTCAGGCGGCGGTGGTTCAGGCGGCGGTGATTCAGGCGGCGGTGATTCTGGCGGCGGTGATTCAGGCGGCGATTATTCTGGCGGCGGTGATTCAGGTGGCGGTTATTCTGGCGGCGGTAACTCAGGATCTTCTTGCTATAGCGCTTCGACGTGCTTAGACCAAGCTCGGTTAAGTCAAAGCTGTGATTACGACCGCGACATGGAGTACTTCACCTACGTGTCCGGGTCTCAATACTTTTATGAGTGCCAATACTGCAACGGCTCGTCTTCATCTTCATATGGAGAATGCAACCTGTGTGATTTCGGATACAACGGTGACACTGGAAGTTGTTATCCGGTTACATGCCCTTTCGGTGATTGCACCAATCCGAACGACAATAACCAGACACCAGAAAGCCCGTCTGACGACGATAACACCAAAGTCGTCGCTGCGATCCGTGACTTGCAGGCCGAAATCGCCAACGGTGTGGACGTAAATCAGCTTCCTGAACTAATCAACATCGTTGAATCTTTCAAAAATCAGAATTCAGATGATCTCGAATCTGTCACTACCAGCTTAAACGATAACAACGACGACAACACTCAGTTGATATTGGACGCTCTGGGCGATCTCAAAACAGCCGTGGAAGAAGTCCCGGGGGGTTCCGGTTCCGGTGACGGTCCCGGGAACACTCCAGAAACTAATGATAACTGCCAGCCAGACGAAAACGGTAATATGGCTTCCGGTTGTGTTCCATGTGAACCTGACGATAACGGTAAATATCCCGGTGGCTGTTCAGATACCGAGTTAAAAGACCTACTGAAAAAAATCGTTGATATTCAAGAGGATATCCGGTGTTCCGTTTCTAACTATTCCCCGGGTGAAGAAGAAGACGGTTCAGCTTGCCCAACTCTAGAATCTGATGAAGAGTTCTCACATGAAGGGGAAGCTGGGGAGCTATACGCTGCATTCGGTGAAACGGCGTGGGGCGGTGTTCTTACATCACTTGAGACCGCGGCGCAGGGCGTTTCTGGTTCCTGCACTCTTGATTACTCCATCTTTGTTCCGATCGCGGACCGCGAGATAACTGTCGAGATTTGTCGCTGGCTTGATCCAATTTCAAATACCCTTAGAGCGTTTGCTATCGCTATTTGGGGTTTGCTCGGAATCCGTCACATATTCAGCGCATGAGGTTATAGTATGTTGGAAATACTCAAAGACTTTATAGACTGGTTACTTACTCAGTTCTGGGATATCGTTCAGACCTTGCTCATT